GCTTACGTTGTACTCCCTTTCGAGATAGTCGTTGAACCTTCTTCTTGAATCAAGAAGCTTGGCTGCAAGTTGTCCTTCTCTTCATGAGTGAGGGGTTTCTTGCAATTAAAAGGATTTTCGATATGCATTCCTGCATAAAGCACCTAATTAAGCGAAATCACTAGATTGATATTGTCTGTCTCCACCTACACTATTAAAAAATGAATACTTTTCCATCTTCCCACTCCTTATTATTCGTCAAATTTGATGTTAAATTGGCTTGTATTCCCTAATATCCGTTCTTCTACGGTGATGATTTGTTGATGTTTGACGATGTCGTATCCTTCGTGAGCAACTGATACATAATCGCCTTCTACATAATCAATCCCATAGACTTCATCAATACCTTCAGAAAGGGTAAAGGTATAATCTTCTATTTTTTTTAATTGATTCAATTCCATCTTCGCTTTGCTTCTTAAAAGTGCTTCCACTTGTGCAACGGTTAAGGTTGTTCCACTTTCATCCTGAAGTGTTTTGGTAATGTCAGATGATTGGATAAAACTTTCTTTTCGGGAGAAACCTGATTTCACAGAAAACGTATCACCCACCAAAAGTTGTATTGGAACATCATCACCACTTGCGATATACATATTGGTTTTATAATCTTTTTTACTGCTTAACAGTGCTTCGTCAAAGGTATCGTTCCATTCACTGACCCATCTGACGATTTTGTTTGTATCTTGCAGGATGGTGCGGTCTGTACCAAATTTACTTTTGAAAATATATTGTTGGTCATAGGGATTAAAGTGGATTTTAAACCCCATTCCATTTCGTCTTCCGAGTTCGATGAAGATGCTATACAGGGTCTGACCCCAATAGTTTTCTTCACTAACCGTTCCTCTGCTTAAATTTGTCTCTTTTGTTAGATTCGGAAAGTTACGGTACGTAGCACTTGCGCTTATCATATTTTCATTGACCAATGTGTGCATAATCGTCTCTGCATTCGTGTTAAAATACCTCGGAAATATAACCACACGGTCATTGAGTAACGCTTCGAGACCATAGGCATACCCCCAAATCAGATTTTCACTTTCCCTGATTTCAAGTGTATGGATGATAAACCCCTTATCTGTACCCCTTTTGTGAAGGATGAATCCCAATTTTAAAAGGTTGTATGTATCTTCATCGTATGGAATCGAAAAACTCAGTGTATCCACTTCATAAAAATTGTGATTAATTGTCACTTCGCTGAAGTTATCCACCACTCCAACCCTTCCAAACACCAAATTAAACACGTTCCACATTTAGATACCACCCAATCTTTCACGGTAAGCGACCTCTACTCGTAAATACTCCGTGCCTTCGTCTGAATCATATTTCAGTACATTATCCCCGACTTCAAGCTGCAAAAAATAGCTGTCGAGGTCGAGTGAGCTATAAAAAATTTCTGTTTCACTGCTTGTCATTTTCAATACTTGTTTCTTACGACCTGTATTGACGTACAGTGTTTCTCCTGCACTTAAGGTTGTATTAAACTTGATTTGCTTTCCTGTGTAGACATTTAATAAATACGGATTCACAACCGTTCCAGTGGATATCATCGTTACTTCTATCGGACAGTCCATCACGCCGTCGTTCACAATTGTTTCAATGAGACTGTTCGATTTTTCCCCGAAACTTACATCCGTAAATTCTAGTGGAAAGGAGAATGTTGGTGTGATATCCGCAAAGACAACCGTTTTCTTGTTTCTGTATATAAATGGGTCAGTACACGTCATTTGTAGCAAAAATCGAAGGAATGTATTGTTATCGTTCGCAAAGCCTGTTTGAAACACAGGGAAGCTAGTTGGATAGCCTTCAATCATGTAATAATCGTTTTCATCTTCAAATTCGACTGTAATTTTGTTTTTCGGATTCCATAGTCGATATAAGGTGTTTCGATGGTTTTGGATAGTTGCTTTTTCCATTCCATAGGTTCGTATGTATCCTTCAAAGTCCACATCTCTATTTTGAAACAATGATTTTAAGTAATCTGAACCGTCACGGTTGGTGTTAATCGTGGTAATGTCAGCAGCAAGACCACTTAAATCGACTTTTTTTGATAAATTAAAAGGATGGCTCGTGAGAACCACCCTTTCTAATCCATTTGAAATTGTTACTTTCATTTATATCCCCCTTTGAAAAGCATGTCGTCTCACTAAACGGTCATATTCTTGAACTGCTTGGAATGGATTGTTTGCATTGACAGTCAAATTTGGCGAGAAGTTTGTTGTATACGAGGTTTGATTTCCATACACACCATTCCTAGCACTTTGAGGAATATTGACATTGGAGAGGCTTGGGATAGTAGCTAGTCCCATTTTTTCAGTGGCTGCTTTTAATTTTGGCATGGTTTGTTCCATACCCCTGATAATGCCCGTTGGCAAATGTTGTCCGACAGTATCAGCGAGAACGCGACTTGGAGATTTAATCAATTTATACCGTCTCTTTCGAGATACTTTAACTCTGCTTTTTGCAGACGGTTTGGACTATACCTTCAACTCTATGAGTTGTCTCTTGGTAGTCTCTGAGACCTTACCATATCGAGCATTTACTCGTCATGGTCTGTGTCTGCTGATTGCCCAATCCTTATGATTGTTACACTTTGGTACATAAGGCTCTAAGGGGGTTCCAGCATATTCGAGATTGTTCAATGCCTATCGCTAGGCAAGGGAGCAAAATCTACCCAATAATTTTTGTAACCATTCGGGAATTTTTTCGCCAATTTCGGAGATTTTATCTTTTATCCATTGCATTTTTTTCTTGATACCATTTCCTAAGCCTTCGATGATGTTCTTGCCTATCTCAAAAAGGTCTAGGTCTTGAAATGGTTTTTTGATAAAACCTACAATTTCTTTTATTTTTTTTCCGACATTGCTTCCAAACGTGACAATCCCGTTGATGACTGAGGTCCATTTTTCAGAAAACCATCCACCTATATTCCCAAAAATTTCAGTAATTTTATTTTTCATGCCAACAAATGCATTTTTAATGGCTGTTCCGATTTCAGATGCTTTCTTTTTTAACCAATCCCAGTTTTTCCAAATCAGAACACCGATTGCTATCAATGCTGTAATCGCTGCAATGGCTATCCAAACGGGTGCTGAAATACCTGCAATAACCGTTATCAATACTCGACCAATGGAAATGACTGCTTTAAATGTCCCTGTTACAATTTTCAAAACGCCAGTCAAGGTTTTCCAGACGACAATGAACGAGCCTTTTAAAAATACCCAACAAGCGTTTAAAATGCCCAATAGCACCGTTCCGATAAATGGTGCAATCGCTTGTAGGACTTTAAACACTACACCTAGTGTTCCGCCTAAAAATTTAAATGCTCCAAATACAGCCGTAACAACCGTTCCTAATGTACCGACCACTGCAATAACGGGTCCCAATACAACAGCTAGGATGCCTAGTGTTGCCACATTTTGTTTGGTATTGTCATCCATGTTTTTAAGAAAATTGGCTACATTTTTAAATCCATTGATAAGAGGCGGAAATACTTGAGAAGCAAAAGTTTTGATATTTTTCCAAATACCTGCCCAATCAATGTTCATGATTCTATCAACAAATGCTCCGACTTTCTTTTGGATTTCAGGCATATTTTTGTTGATAGTGTCCACCCATTTTTTAATGATGGGAATCAACTTTTCACCAACGGAAATGGCTAACGTTTCAAGTCCGCCTTTTAGGTTCTCGATTGAACCTTTTAAGTTGTCGAGTTTTTTCGTTGCGACTTCTTGTGCGGTTGTTTTGCCGATTTCCTTATTCATTTCTGCATAGCCTTTTGCCCCTTCACGAACCATGATGTTAGATGCCCGTACCGCATCTGTTCCAAACATAATTTTTTGAGCGACTGTTTGTTGCTCTTTTGTCAGACCTTTCATGGAATCTTGAAGAACTTGGGCAATTTCCGCTTGCGTTCTGACATTTCCATTCGCATCGAAGAATTTGTTACTCATAAATCCTTGAGACATCATGAGTTTATCAGTTTCTTTCTTTAATCCAGAACTTCCAGCTTTCAATCCTTCTGTTT